TAATAAATGGTGAGTCTGGCACTGTTCGCACCGTCTTAGGGAGAGAACGTTGTGAAAAGACAGGGGGGGTCGCCTTGTGGCTAAAAAAACGACCGCCTTTGCTGCTATTACACGATTTACAGAGAACCCGTAAATTATCGGTTGACCACATGTCACCGCCTTTTACACGCGGAAATATATGATCGATCGTATCGCCTGGGCCATTACACACAGCGCATTGTCTGCCATCCCTGTCAAGTATGGTAAGTCTTAGCTTCTTCCATTTACCACTACTTATTTCTTTCCTACTCAATGCCATCCCTTTATCTTGTAATGCTCTAATGCTTTACACATAGATCCATATCTATTTAGATTGTATTTAATACCCCAATCTATCTGCTTAGTACCATCTACCTTGGACAAATAAACAGACCTACCTTGTGGTATGCCATAGTGTGAACCATTACGTGCCTTAGGGTTTAGCCTGCTTTCAGCTGTATATAAATCTATTAGACAATACGCTTCTGTAAAGTCTTGTAATTCTATAAGTATGTATTGCTTGTAATGAGTAGGTTTGTAATTCTCTTTAGCAACGGAATAATCTTTTACAAAGACAAAGTTAAATGTAATTAACAATAGGGTCAGCCAAACTCTGCACCTTCCGAGCCCTGCCCTTGGCGGCTCAGCTTTGTGATTTAAGATCACATGCTTGTTTAGGGTAGCATGCTCTGTCAAATCAATTAACATAACCGCAGGTCAGACGGCAAGTCATAATGCGTAGATCATCCGTCTCTAACCAAGTCTCTGCATAGCCAGCATCCATTACTTAGCCCCTATCAATGCACAAGTATGGCAGCCAGTACCTAGGAATTGCCAGCCACCACACTGCGCACATCGGTCTATGTTACTGTCGGGTATATGCAATGCTTCCGCAATGTTTTTTACTCCCACGCAACCGCAGCTCATGCACTGGTACGCCTTGAAACCTTCGGGCGTATCTAACTGCTCAAGCCATAAAAACTCGGTCTTACGATCACAGCCATTACACTTAAACTTTGTGTACATGTGATAAAATCCCCTTTCTTATTGCCTGCAGTGGCACTGAGAGCAAACCAAATACTGACCATCATGTAATAACCTGTCGTCATTACAAGATACGCATCTATCTGCACTAAGGTTTAGGCTTTCGTTATCATTTTCCATGCGTAATGTAAAGCCTGAACCGTTTAATACTTCTATGTAACCCATTTAATCACCCCCTTTTTCTGCAAAGTACCATGAGCCTGTTGCATCTTGCTTGGCCCATTGTGCATGCTCTTTGATACGGTCTAAACATAGATAACCGTAATAAGCCTTGCCATTAGTTTTGCTAATGCCAGTAACTAAGTTATGGCCTTTGGCGCAACACTTTGGTGGTGGTTTAGGTGCAGTCTTTGTTGCAGCCTTAACCCACTCTTCATTACTAAGTTGCAACGGCTCTGTGCGATCTACAGAAAATGTTTGTGGCACAGCTTGTAACTGCACCACTTTGCTCATCTCTTCTCTACTAGCACGTTTGCCTTTAGCTGCGTAACCAGCGTTTGCAAGCGCACGACCGATCGCTGAAGTTTCACAATTTTCCAGTGCAGAAGTTGCATTAACACCACGATCAGAAATGCTCTCACTAGCGAGTCCAGTCGCATACGCTTTAGCATCGGCTTCCGTTTTATATAGTTCAGCACTAACAATGTATCTAGTGTCTGTGGCCTGCTCAATCTTTGTTGCCACTCTTCCATCTGGATAATCCTTCCACCATTTTTCTAGTCGGCTTTCAACTGTTTCATAATCTGCCAGGTTAAATGCCATTAGTCTTTCCATTCGTATCTATCGTCTGACATGGCATCTGTAATGGTTTTAGCAATACTGATGTAGGCCAAGCAATCTTCGTAATTGTCAACGATCGTAGGATCTTCAGCTTGCCTGCTGATCTTGACCAACGCCATACAAATTGCAACTTCGTTTGGTTGGATTGGATAACCCAGATATGCACTCCACAGTTCGGCAATCCTCTTGTGGTTTGTAATTGGATGCCCATAGCTGACACCTCGCGCATGAATAGTTTTGACGACATTATCAAATAACTTCTCAGTTGTTGTTGACATCGTATTTGTTATCGGTCAATGTGCGGTGAGACTTCCAGCCATCAGCTCTGCCAGTCCAGTAACCACGTTGCCATGCTTGATCCATTATCTTTGTTACTATGTACCAACCAATTAAATAACCCAAAATGCTATAAATTACTAGCCAGGGTGCTGTTGTTGCAATCATGTAGCCCTACTTTCCATACCACAATTTGTGGCATAGCAATAGTGTTGCATCTGTGTATGACTTTGTTGATTATTTAGGGCGTAGTTTGTATAACGATTAGGTAACGATGTTACCCGTAATACCGCCCTAGAGCTGTAAATGAGCCATCCTTATTGATCGGCACTAACGTGGGTGTTAGTGTCTTTCCTACGGCTTCTAGTATAGCAAAACCCATCTGCCAATTCGCGCTTCCATAGCGGATATAAGAGGCTTTTTTTCTGTCCATTAGATTGCCTACCTCAACACCATATAAGGGTCTGTAGTGGCTTCCTATGGCTTCTGTATAGGCACTCATACCTAGTCTATGGCTATGTCCTGCTATGACCGATTTGCCCCATTTTTTAGCAAGGTTAAGGGCTGTAATACCTGCGTGTTGGCTCATGCTGCCTTCATCGCCATGTGCTAATACCCAGCCAGGGTGAAACTCATAGGCTGTGCGATAGTAGTCAATGCCCATGCTAGCAAAGTCCATGAACTTAGGATATTGCAGCTCTGGTAAACCTATAAGGCCCGGTGCTTTTAGTAAAGTATTATAAAGGCGATCAGTATGATTACTGCGGATAACACTAGCCTTCTTACTGTACTCGGTAAGAGACCATAAAATATCTTGACAAGCTGCCCGATCCTCATTAAGAGTCTGACTGTAAGCCAAAGGTGTGCCATCGGCCCACTTACTAATTGTTTGGAAGTCAATCTCATCCCCAACACATAAAACCTCATCAAACTTCTCACGTCTTGCCAACTTGATGACGTTCTTAACAGCCTGCTCATGTTGAAAGGGAACTTGTAAATCTGATATTACTAACCACCGCTTAATCTGAGTCTTCTTCTGTAGGATCAATACTAGGTATAATGCCGCCATCACCTACTACCCAGTCAGGCATCGTTGCCCTGTCTGATACAAAATACAAACTACAGCTTTCACTAAATCCAGCCTTACGTGCAGCCTTGTAGATTTCATTCATAGCAATATAATGCTGATCTAATTTAGATAATGGCTCAGGTGATTTACGCACCACGCGTTTATTTATTTTTTTACGCTTACGCCTTGTATCAGCCATACTACTATTGTCGCTTACACATTAGTGAATATAACTCATCAACACGCTCTTCTAATCTTGTGCTTTTTTCATCAATGCGAGATATAGCATCATACAAACTAGATCCGCTATTAGGTTTAAGCTCTATTAGATAAGATTTAATAACCCAGCGTAGAGCCACTAATAAACTTGTTAATACGGCGCATACGCCAACGGCTAAAGCGACCCACTCGCCCGGTGTCATGCTTCATCTGCACCGAGGCCATAAGCATCATCGGATTTATCTAAAGCCCTAGCTGCTGGGCCTGCAAGTGCGGCCACTACTACTGATATAACTGGATCTAGTCCTAGCTCATTACTGGCTAAAAATGTTAAGAATGATACAAGCACACCCCTAAAATATGATTTAAGTATTGCTTTCTGTTTATTGCTTATTTTCATATGTTACCCCCTAGTAGTGGTATATCAAACGGCTTGCTATCTTTATCGCCTAACTTTGTAAAGCTAATATGTATGTGCTTTGTATGTTTGTTAAAGCCCTTGTACTTACGCCACTTAAAATTAAGTATCCTGCTAGCGATCATGCCATTATGAATTACGTAAGATATGCGCTTATCGGCTTTCGCACACTTTCTGATCTGGTCAGCCAAATATATTGAGATCCCTTCGGATGCACCCAAGCGAGAATCAACATCAATGGCTCGTACACACCCATCTGCATCTGGATTATGATCCGATTTTGTGGCGGAATGACGAGCATCACCCAGCCACCCATCAGAGGTAGAGCGACGATCTGGGTACCAGGTATCAATCTGATCTCTTAACTGTTTACCAGCTGCAGAGAGCCAAGGTTTGTTACTCGACATCCTCAGTAGGATTCTCTGTCAATTGTTCCTGTTGGGCATCATAAGTAGATTTAGGCATAGTAATTTGAGAATTATCTTTATTGACAATAATAATATGTTCAATTCCAGTTAATTCATCTGTAACAATTTGTATATTATTCATATTATAACTCCGCACTTAAACCAACATAGGGATTA